AGCCAGTAGTGTTGATAGTGCGGACAGCTCTGATGGTATAGACCCTCCTGTGAATGATAATGATATTCCAGATACAAAAGCAAGTGACATTACAGATGATACTCTGAAAAACATCTTAGATGAATGAGGTGATTTATGAGCGGATTTTATTATGATATTAGATTAGTTGATTTAGATCTCAACCCATCTCAATTGAATAAGATTAGAGATTATGTCAGAGAAAAGATCCGTGATGTCGCTGCTGTTGATTCGGGGGAGTTTCTAAGAAGCTTAGCTACCCGATGGAATAAGAGTACAAAGATACTCACTATTTATTCCCCTCTATCTTACTCAGGTTATATAGAAAGTGGGAATATCAATTATATGTACCATAAAGAGAAGGTCAAAAAGGCATTAAGTTCTATGGGGCTTAAGCCATCACCTATTCGGTACTATTAACGGAGGTTATGTGTCAGTAATCATACCAGATATCCGTGAGTTTGATGAAGAGAAACGACATGTGTTAGGGCCAGTCCTTATCCCTGATCGGTTTGACCTTCACAATGATGGATTATCTAAGAATGAGGTTGAGTATGCTTGCCATTATTATAACAAGAATCATTTTGGAAGCTGTGACTTAAATCACATGTTGCAAGTAGACTGTGCAAGGGTTATTGAATCATACATCTTAGAGGTCGATTGTGAGATTGACGGAGAAACCTTAGTAGCAGGTACGTGGATGGCTAAGACTGAGATTGATAGAACGCATGTCGGAGACGTAGTGTGGGAAATGCTTATCACAGGAGAATTGGCAGGATATAGTCCTGAGGGCTCAGTTTTTGAGCATAAGGTATTAGAGGAGTAATAATGGCTGTAGAGCATAATATCCAACAGATTGATGAAGAAGGTACAGCAGGTAATGTATTATCTGACTATCAAGTACACACAATCAGTCTAGTTGGCAAAGGCGCGTTAGGTCGTAATATTACTAAGTTAAAAAGTAATGAAGAATTTATAGAAACTGAGGAGGGAAAAGCTATCATGTCAAAGATTGATAAAGCTAAAGCTCTCGATGCAGAACAGGCTGAATTAGAAGCAGTTGCTTCAGAGGAAGTTGTTGAGACTGAAAAGTCAAAGTCTGCTGAAGAGCAAACCCCAGATGTTGAAGCTGAGGTGTCTGAGGACGCACCAGAAGAGACTTCAGAGGTTGAAGCTGTAGTTGAACAGACTGAGGAAGAAAACCCCTCAGAGGATATTACAGAAGCATCAGAGGAAGAATCTGAACCTGTTGAGAAAGCTAAGGCTAAAGACAAGGCAAAAGAGGAAGACGAAGATGAGGAAGAAAAAGTAGAAGCTGATCCAGAAGGTGAAGAAGAAGATGCAAAGAAAGCGGTTGAACCGAAGAATGAAGATGAGAAAGTTGAGAAACAGAAAATGTACTCAATGGACGAATATCTAGAAGCATCTAAATCAGCACTTGATGGTATATCTAAGTTGGTTAAAGAGATCAAAGCTAAAGCGCCTGAAGCAGAATCTTGGGAAGTGTTTGATGTTATATACGATACCGTTTACACAGTAGATGTGGCAACTTGGTATGATGATACAGCCACATGGAACAAGGTATGGGATGAGGTATGGGATGAGGTTAATACTCGTACATCTAAAGCTAAATCTTTAAAAGTAGCTGAAGAAGCAACTCTTGATGACAAGTTAAAAGCACTTGAAGTTTCAGACCCTGCACTTGCAGCCTTATTCCGTGAGAATAGTCAGAAAGCTTTACATGCTGAACAAGAACGTGAAGCTGTTATCCGAGCTAAAGCTCGTGAAGAAGGTGCTGAGAAATACAAACGCATCAGCTCTGAAGAGTGTACTACTGATCAGATCACAGACACAATGATTGATTTGGAAGTTTCTAATCCAGAAGCTTATTCTATTATTGCAAAAGCTTTGGATAATGCATCGGTAATTACATCTGCTGGTGAGTTATTCCGTGATGTAGGTAGTTCAGATACCGTCAACACAATGAGCCCAGATGAATTTGTAGAAGTCAAATCTAAGTCTTTAGCTGCTGAGAAAGATAAAGCAGGTGAGTCTTATAATATGGCTGCACTTCGTGCAACTGTACGTCAATCAGATGAATACGTAGCTAACTACGCTTAATGTCATTTGTAAATAAAAATAATAATAACAATAAAGGAGACATTAATGTCTGAACAAGTAAATAAAGCTAAAGCCGTTGTTGGTGGTGAAGCTGGTGTAAACGGTCTATCTTCAGTTCACGTAGATAAGCCACTTTCTGATTTTTCTGTAAAAGTTGTACAAGATGATACACACTTTAAAGCCCGTCAGATCCTAAGTAACTTTAACTCTAAGCATCGTCAAGATATGTACTACTTCTATGAACCTGCATATTTCATGATCAATCAGGTTAAAGAACGTGCAGAGGGTGCAGAAGCAGCTAAGGCTAAATATGGCGTAAGTCGTAAACCATTCACTACTAAAGTATATGCACTTAAGCAGCCAGTTACAGATGAGACTGTAGCAAATGCTGATAAGCCTATTGATCGTATCTATGAAGATGCAGCTCAATTTGTTACTCGTCAGTTCCTTCTTAACAAAGAGAAGAAAATGGCTGAAGCTATCCTAGCTGATGGTGTATGGGGTACAGATTGGACAGGCCAAGATGCAGCTCTTACTGATCCATTAGCTGTTGTAGAAGCAGGTGCTTTCCAGAAGTTCACAGCAGCAACATCTAAGCCTTTAGATGTATTAGATGAAGCTATGCAGACTATCCAGCTTAAATCAGGCTTACGTCCTAACACAATGGTACTAACACGTACTGTATGGACAGCCCTTAAGCGTAATGCTTCAATCAAGACCACTAAGCTATATACTAACGGTAACTCTGGTTCTGATGATGCTATCATGGATACTATCGCCAGCCACCTAGGTATCATGGCCTCTGACATCTATGTATTAGATGTGGTTGAGCCAGCTTCAGCAGCTACAATTGATGGCACTACTTACCAAATCACTACTGATGCAGAAGGCTATGCAACTAATGCTGCTGGTGACACAACTCTTGCTAATCAATTTATTGGTGGTAATGGTATCTTACTTATGCATGTAGATAAGACTTCAAATGGTCAATACTCAGCAACTGCTGCAGTATGTGCTCAGTGGACTGGTTTATACCCTGATGGTGGTGAACTAGGTAATACTGTGTTTAAACGCTACCGCATGGAAGAATTTAGCTCTGAGTTCATCGAAGGCCGTACAGCCTTTAGCTACCATATCGTAGCACCTGCATTAGGTTTATTCTTAAAAGATGTAATCTAATAGCTTAAAGCTATAATAAATTATGGGCAAGATGGGAACTCCTGTCTTGCCCTATTTTTCGTAAGGAGTAAAAATGAGCTTAAAAAGAGAAAATCGAGAGTATGATCCTTGGAACACAGGTACACTCTATGTTCTTAGTGAAAAGCTAATCGCAGATGGATATGAATTAAAGTTCGGTGACGCATATCCAGAGTATTGCCACTTAGCAGTCATGCACACGCATTTCAACAATGGTGTGATAGGTACTAAAGAAGAGCTTGACAGTCTACAAGGTCATCCTTTAAAGTTGTATATTGACAATGGTTTTATGATGCCAATTGCCATGTTTGTAGCTAACCCATATGAAGCAGTACCGCCTTCAGAGTTTAATCCTAATATTGATGCAAGTGCATTAGATGAAGATGAAGATAAATTCTATATGGAAAATGCTGAACTACTGAAGAACAAGAAAGATTTGATAGGCTATGCAAAGCAATTTAAAATTAACCTACCTAATAAGACTACAGTTAGCATCAAAAAGATGTTAGAGATTTTAGAACAGGAAGCCAAGAAAAAAGGTCTCCTTGATTAAGGAGTACTTATGTCTACAGTTTTAGATATCCCAGAAAGGGATGGACAAGATGGTGCTACACAGTTAGCATATCTAAGATCATATTTAAAAGATACAGAAATAGGGAACTATACATATAGTGACAATCTTCTTATTGAACTGCTGGTAGAAAGTGACCGTGTAGCTGTGTGGCAAGACCTGACAGGCTACTTAGGAGAAACCCCTTGGAATTACACCACTACAGCACCAATAAGCTATGAGAGTCGTATAAGGATGCTCACAGGTGACACAGATGAAGGTGCTCTTAGGTATACTGATTATGACTTACAGGTATTCTTAGAAACTATCCCCCTGCGTTACATTGTTAAACTTATAAACGCAGAGGGAGACGATAGTGTCACTTATCCTACTAATGATGTTAACAATCCTATTTATATTGTGCGGAGATACCTCGGAGACACAGATACCAATAATGTGAAGTATAGAGATGCAGACATAACTCAAATGTTATTCAACTCTAGACTAGATCCTTTTGCATTTGTTGCAGAAGAGTTATCAAGATCAGCAGGAGAGGTTGTAAGTGATTCCGTTGCATCTGGTGGTAATGATCTTGCCTCCTTAGATGGTATCTCATTTAGTGAAGAGGGGAAAAGGACAGATAATCTAGTCAGTGATATATCTTTCATCCAGTCTCAAGCCATCACTTCTGTTTACTTTAAAAATCCCGTATACGGTTTCTGGATAGACGGTGAGAACCTTGTTGATACAGAATGGGAGAAGTCTTGGTATGGCATATAATAGAGAGGCTTCTCAAGTTCAAAAGGCTATTCTAAGAGCAGGAGATGGAGCAGAAGCTGTTTTTAAAACAACAGGAGGTACTGACCCTATTACGGGATTTCCTGACGGCACAGGTCGAACAGAGGTTCTCAACTTTGTAGTTGTCAACTATTCTAGAGAAGATATAGCAAATCCTGCCCTTGCGAATGGTATGCTGAAAATCTTAGTATCACCTTTAAAAGTTAGTGGAGAAAGTATTACAGATTTTGTAGACCTAGTGGAAAATAAGGGTCTGAAAATCACCTTGCCAGATGGTAAGAAGTTTACAGCTAAGTATTCACAAATAACCAGAGCAGATGGTGTCACACCGATTCTTGCTCGTATATTTCTAGGAGCATAATATGTCAGTATTTGTAGACCTAGATATTAGGTTAAAACTGAACACACACTTATACACACTAGGAACAGAGACAGGGGATAATGGCAAAAGTCGTCAACTGGATACATCTGTATATGGATTTCCAGCTTTCCCCACAGCAGATATATTTGTAGCGGAAGGAGAGAGAGCAGAGAATAAGCCACAGGATAAATCTTGGGTGGAACACTTTTTAGTAAAATCTCCTCAAACAATATACACACCTGCTGGTTGCGGTATCTCAAGAAAAGCATACCAGTATGGTATATGGGTAAAGACACCTTTAGAATATGGATCTGTTTACAATGAAATGATAGCAGGTCTTATTGAAGAGCACTTCCCCAACAACATGCACATATCTTTAGATAATGGCAATACCCTTACAATTTTAAAAACATATCAACAAGCTACTGTGGTTACTGATAGTGACTCAGGTAGGATGTTTAACAGAGTTTTCATAGATTGTGAGAACTACTTTAATAATAATAATAAATAGGAGAATATTCTATGGCAACACTCTTTAAGGGTGATAACTCTACAATTACATTAGTAGAGGAAGATCAGGGTTGGGCAAAACCACCTTCAAGTTATGCAGGTGGCAAGTTCTTCCAGAATAATGATGGAAGTTTCGATGAGACACGTGGTACTATTGAATCAGAAGCGCGTACACCTAATGCACAGTTAGACAGTGTTCGACTTGGTAATAAGAATGTAGCAGGTTCATTTCCTGTTGAGATTGACCCTGAGAATTACACAGCATTGCTGGAATCCGCTTTGTATGGTGAAGCAACATTAAGTGGTACAGATGTAAGTCTTACCGCAGTAGATGTTTCTGGTACTAAGAAATTTGAACTTGTAATCCCAATGACAACAGGTGAGCAAGCTACAGCAGGTATCTCTGTAGGTACTATCTTTAATCTTGTAGTAGAAGCACCACTGGCAAGCCTTTCAGATATTGCAGTAGTTGAATCTGTTACAGCTACAGATGTCACATTCTACTGCCCAGCTCAGAAATCAGAAACACTTGCAACTACCTCTGTAGATCTTACAGTTGAGTCTATTGAGAATATCCGACCTGATCGTAGTATTAAATCTTTCAATGCAGAAGAGATTTTGTATTCAGAGGATGGTGCAACTATTGCACGATTTATGACAGCAGGTTGTGTAGTTTCTGGTGTTTCTTTTGATCTTCCTTCTGATGCGTCTGCTAAGGCAACATTTTCAATGTTAGCATCAGGAAAATATGCAGGTCAAGAGTATAGTACATTTGATCCTACACTAACAGACAGTACAGATGCACACACAAGTGTATTGCCTCACGTAAAATATGACCCACTTGTACTTCAAGATGGTGAATTAATTTCTAACGAAACTAATACACGTTGTATTTGGATGTCAGGGTCTGTGGGTATTGAAAATGGCACAGAGACTCACTTCGTAGGTTGTGATTTTGATGCAATTGGTACAGTGTCTGGTAAGTTACGAATCACACTTGACTATGAAGCATTGTTCCAAAGTGAAGACGACTTCGTATCTTTCCGAAATGAGAAATACAACAAAGTACTTCTTAAATTGAAAGACCGAGCAAGTGATAAATCTTTAATTATCTATCTGCCAGCCTTTAAAGCTACAGCGTACACATTGAATAATCCAAACTCTGGACTTGTAACTGCGAGTATCAGTGGCATGGCTACAGTTGATGCAGGAGCTGGAGACAGCCTTGTTATTGGTGTTTTAAATGGCTAATTCACTTTCAGCGGCTATTAAGGCTACTGTTCGTGAACTGGAGATGATCAAGCAAGACTTGATCATCTCTCATCAAGTGACTATGTATGAGATTGGAGAGAGGCTTGTTTATTATACACCCTTGAAGACAGGTCTCGCCTCTAATAATTGGAATGTTACAGCAGACGGCACAACAGAGGCAGAGAGAGGGGCAGGGTTTGAAGGCGGAAAAGGTCTATCATCTTTAAATGCGATTTCATACCAAGTCAAAGATTTATATAAGAAACCAGAATCACTGTTCTATAATCCTGTAGACTACATATGGGATCTAGAAGCAGGTAGTTCAAGACAGGCTCCTAATGGAATGGTGACACCAACAGTTCCTCAAGTGGAGAATATTTGGATATATAATTTACAGAAGAACGGATTAATAGGATAAGGAAACATTTAATGGCAAAGTTTACAATTAGCGGAACACAATTCCGAACAGTTAAGAAAGATATCAAATTAGATATTATAGGTAAAGATGGCAAGGTACAAAAAGACACTGTGGTAGGTTGGGTAGAGATTCGAGGAGAAGATGATCCTATTTATCAAAAGCGAGTAGCTCCTCATATCATTGCTTATCAAGAAGATACTGAACTTGCTCGTAAAGAGATTCAAGAGATCAAAGAGAAAGCTGAAAAAGATAAAGTAGAGGATGTTGATATTAGTGTTCCTCAGGAGAAGTTTAAAGAAGCCATTGAGAGCTTCATGAGAGAGGCTGTAATTGCATCAATTGAAAAATGGGATGAAGGGTTCTTTGAAGGTGAATACTCTCCTCAGAGAGCTTCTGAGTTGTTCTCAGACCCAGCTAATAATCACATCTATAACCAACTAGCAGCTCTTATTAAGGATAGAGAGGCTTTTTTGCCAAGTGCAAGTGCATAGTTGTAGAATGGATAGAATTACACGCTGCACTTGATGTTCCAGTAAGGAAAGGTAAGAAAGTACATGTTGCCAGAAATGCTCATAAACTCAAAGAAGAGAAGTTTGGTGAAAAGTCTGACTTGTTAGAAAGAGAGCGTAATCTAGACATTTCAGATGTAGGATCATTGATTGATCTTTTCTGGGATGTGCATTACCTTAGGGAGCAAAGTACGGACTTAGGAGTCCCTTCTTTTAATCCTACCAAGATGAGGGATCACTTTGAACTCTCAGGCAGGAAGGTGAGTAAATGGGAATACAAAGTTCTAATGGAAATGGATCTTGCATATAGAGCTACAGTAATAGATAATTATAAATAGGAGCAAAGCTTATGGCTCAAGAAGCCGAACTCAGGATTAAGCATGACAGCGTTGAGAAGACAACATCGGCAATTGATGCTTTAATAAGCAAGCTTGATCAACTAGACAAAGGTCTTGATAAATTAAGTACCGAGAATAAAGCACAAGAAGCTTCGCAAACTAAATTAAATACAGCACTAAAGGCAGCAGAGATTGCTAGGAAGAAAGCTGTAGACATGTTAGGATTGCACCAACAAGGTCTTCACAAGCTCAGTGATGCGTATGCAACTGAGCAAGCAGCTATAAAAGCTAGAGAAGTCGCTGCTAAGAAAGGTATAGAAACAGGAAGTAAAGAATATGACATACTTCTCAACAACATCAAGGCAACAGAGTTAGCAACAACAGCTTCTAAGAGATTAGCAGCAGAGCAAGCTCAGAAAGTCGCTGAGATGACTAAATCACAAAAGGCAGCAGAGCTAGAGGCACTAGCTCAAGGCAAGCAGACAGCCGCTGAGAAGGCTCAGGAGAAAGCACTAGCATCCTCTAATATAGCCAGAGAAACGGCAACAAAACTTCTCAAGCTAGAAGAGAAAGGTTTAGACAGACTGAGTGATGAGTATGCAGAGGCCAGAGGAGAAATCCTTGGAATTGAAAAGGCTAAGCAGAAAGGACTTAAAACAGGATCTGATGAATACAACCAGATAGTAAAGAATACCAAAGCCATAGAGCAATCTACCGCAGCCAGAAAGCGTCTTCAGAAAGAAACAACAGAAAGCACTAAGGGTGCGAGTAAGTTCACTGACGGACTAGATGATATGGCTAAACAGGCAGCACTTGTAGATGGACCATTAGGCGGTATAGCCTCACGACTTACAACCTTAAGTACTATTCTTAAGTCTACAGGCGGCATAGGAGGGGCAATAGCCCTAACAGGCCTTGGTATAGGTGTTGCATTGTTTACCCAACAACTTTCCAGAGGCATAACAACTGCTAAAGAGTCTGAGGTTGCATTTAAAACACTTGAAGCTCAAATAGAGGCAACAGGTAATGCAGCAGGGTACTCAGCTACCCAATTAGACATGATGGCCAGAAACATAGCAAGAGGTACTTTAGACAGTACAGATAATGTAAGAACTAGTATTCAATCTCTCCTGTCTTTTACAAATGTCTCATCTGCTGTGTTTGAAGATGTCATAAGGAAATCTCAAGATATTGCTATTGTGGCTGGTAAATCCACTAAAGAAGTTGTTAATCAGCTTGGCAGAGTGCTGGATAATCCCATCTCTAAACTAGAGTCTCTAAAAGAGTTGAGGATTGATCTTGAAAAAGGTGATAAGGATCGGATAAAGAGTTTACAAGTAGAAGGTAGACTTTATGAAGCTCAAGAGATAATCCTAAGCAGAATTAATGAAAGGTATGGAGATATAGCTAGGGCGCAAGCAGACACCTTAGCTGGAGATCTTGATACGGTCAATCAGCAATGGACAGAGTTGTTCGAAACACTAGGAAGAGGGGCTAGTGGCCCACTCAGGACAGTTGTTCAAAACTGGTCTCAATGGCTAGAGCTCGCACAACAACTATCAGAGACAGATGTTGAAACCATGCTGAGAAAGCAAAGAAATGAGATGCAGGGACTTACCAAGACATCAGAAGACACAGCCAAGCAAATAGCCCTAATAGATCAGCGTCTCGAAGAATTGAGTAAGTCAAGTGATGAACTTAGCCTATCAGATGAGGTGAAAAGGCTATCGCTAGAGGCAGGGACTGCTGTTGAGGGCTTCCTTAGGATGCAAGCATCTTGGTTTGGAATAGGTGACGGTATAATCTCCGCTAGAGAACTTTCTGACAGATTTTATACAGATGAGCAGAAAGAATCTATTTCGCTATTAAGACTTAAAGAAGAATTGGTAGAAAAACAGAAACAGCAAAATGGTGAGTATTCTAACTATGTATCTCTCCTGACAGATGCACAGCAGAAAGCAAGAGAAACTTCTGAACAAGAACTTGAAAAGCAGAAGCAACTTACAGCAGCCTTCTTGCAGGCAGGGGATACAGCAAGTGACTACTACCTTTCAGTTAAAGCTGGACAAGATGCATTAACAGAGGCTACGAAAAGAGAACTTGCTGTATCAGAAGAGTCTCTCTCTAAGATTAAGAATGTTATTGCAGGTGGGAAAGAGAATCTTACAGTTCAAGAAAAAGAGCTAAAGATTATTTATGAGAACATCCTAGCAACATCTGATCTTACTAGGCAACGTGTAACTTACAACACTGTACTTCAAAAGACCAAATCCCTACAAGCGCAGCAAGATGGTCTTGAAAGAGAAGTAGAATTATACAAGGCAACGACAAGTGGTATACTTAAGAACTCAGAGGCTTTTATTCAATTATCAGCTAGTATCAAGACGGCTAATGATATAAAAAGGATAAGCGGAGAAGTTACTGAAGCACAGACTAAGGCTTTGTATCAAGAGAATGTAGAATTACTAAAAGCACAACGTAACCAAGCTGTACTTAATGCATTAAAAGCTAGTGATGCAAATAGTGCAAACGTAGCTACACTTAATAGGCAAATAGAATTACAAAAACTTTTGTCAACAGGTGTTAGTAAGACATCTTCTGAATACATTTATGAAGAAGAGCGTTTAAAAGCTCTTAACACTATCAAGACAAATGCAGTAGCTATAGATAGTCAAGAGTATATGCAATTACTTAAGAACGCAGAGGCAATAGCTGCTAAAAGATCTGAACTACAAAAGTATCAGGACTTAGCAGATGCAGGTATTAGTTTCTCATCTACAGGTGGTGCTCAGATAGAAGGTACACTAAACCAACTAACATCGGCACTTCCTGATGAACTTATTAAGCTAGACAATCTTGTAGATGTTGAGAATGGTATTTCTCAAGAAATGGTGGATAAGCTAAAAGAAAATCTTAAAGCCACTTTCATGGATGAAAAGAATGAAATACTCATTCCATTAGGTTTCTTTGTAGATGAAGAAGGAGCTATTCAGGCAGCAACAGAGTTAAATCTTCTACAGGAGGAATTGCGGGTTCAGGAAAAAGAACTTAAAGAGTTGTGGCAGGAAGAAGATCTTATAACTGAAGAGCAATATCTGGAAAGAAAGAGGCAGCTAAATGTAGATTATGAAGATAAGATAACCAATGCTAAGATAGCTGCTTGGGAAGCCACAGCAGAAGCTCAAGCATTATCAAGACAAGGGGAGGTGGCAGGTGTCATATCTAGTGGCGCTAAGATGTTATCAGCGGTTGCAGGTAACAGTAAGAAGTTGGCTAAGATCTCTAAAGCTGCTGCAATCTTTGAAACATCAACGGCACTCGTTCAAAGTATAGCTAAGGCATCAGCAGTAGGTTGGCCAGCCAACATACCTATAATAGCAGAAGCGTTTGCAACAGGTACGCAGTTGGTAGGTCAGGCAAGATCTTTGAAAGAGCCATCTTTTGCTTTCGGTGGTGTAGATATTCAGGGGGAAGGTACAGGCAGATCAGATAGTATCAAGGCAAATATTGCAAGAGGTGAGTCAGTAATGACAGCCCCTGCCACAGCTAGATATAAGGATACTCTTGAAAGAATGAATGCTGGATTACCTATCAGACAAGGAGGTGGTAGTTCATTTACATCTTCTCCAGTTATCAATATCCAAGGGGACGCTTCAGAACGGACTGTAGGTCTTATTGAGTCTAAGCTAAGGGATTATGAGAACAGGGTTGAACAGATAGCTCAGGGTGTCTCTCTGCAGTCTATACAGCAGGAGAATGAAGTCGGTGGGTTCTTGAACCCGATATAACAAAATAAGGAGGAAGATTAGTGGCAATCATTGATCTTCCTTACCAAGATATCATTGATAGAGAATCTGGAGCTACATCTGATAGCTTCGATCTAAATGAGATTGTATATTCTGGTAAGGTATCACAACGGACATTTAATGGTCCCAGTATTGAAGCATCTCGAAACTCTATATGGAAAGTCTCATGGAAGCTCTTAGAGTTTGACAAGGGGCAAGGTGTCGATCATGATATAGAAGTGGTCAGAGAGTTTTACAAACTGGCGTACATAAATAAGGTAAGGTGGAAACCTTTCGACATACCTCAGACAAGGATCTGGAGGACCGTACCCAACTCTTATAAAGAGAGTAACACGGCAGGTACAATATTTGAAGCATCATTAAGTTTAGAATACTTATATAACGAATAAAGGAGGAAGGCCAGTGAGCTTAATTACTCATAGAGCAAAAGAGGATCTAGGTGGATTGGTCTACCTACTTACAATTGATATGCGGGATGTGACTGAAGATCCGACACATGTCTTGAGATTGGTAAATAATTATGGAGAGAATGGAGAGGGTGTTACTTTCCAAACTAACAAGTACACACCTTACCCTTATGAACTAAAGCAGGTTAAGAGATCAGCATCTTCAAACACCAATAATGCTAAAATATCATTATCAGATAATGAGGGACTTACTATTTCTAGGTTTATAGATAAAGTAGGGGGCGATCTGCAAGGGGCAAAAGTGACAGAATTAAAAGTCTACGGAGTATTCTTAGACACATCTCCTGATGCAAACCCCTTGGCCTATGTAAAGAGGCTTGATCACATTGTTGATTACGTAGAGGATTCAGACACAATAGGGGAGGTAGTTTTAAACACGGTAGATCCTCTTTCTAAAGATGTGGATGTGCCTACTATTTCCTTTACAGCAGGGCTTCCTAATGGGAGTGTCTCGGCTATTAATATTTTCCCTGCAGTAAACAGGAACATTTCACAAGAGAGAGGATAATATGTACGGATGTGAAGAAGATATAAAGAAGGAAGCTGTAAACAGATTTCCAGAGGAAATGGTGGGGTACATAAAGAATGGAAAATTCCATGCATTAAAGAACATTTCAACAGATCCTCGGAAAAGATATCAACTTTCAGTTGCAGATAAATTACTGGTCTTAAATAATAAAGTAGAGTATCTGGTGCATTCACATCCTAACATGGACCAGCACCCTAGTCAATTAGACTTACAATCACAAAGATCCACGGGAATCCCTTTCCTAATTATAGGGACAGATGGAAAAAATGTAACAACTATAAAGGAGGTATCATGAAAAGGCACCCTAGGAAAAGAGTAGTACAGTTTCATGGTATTTACCAAGAAAAGTATCAAGTTGCTCCTCTGGAAGTATATGCAGACAGTATGTTCAACCTTTTAAGCATTGTTTTTAAAAGTGCATACCCTGAGCTTCTGAAAGAGAAAGGTTTAAGAATTGCTTTTGAAAATAAAGAAGGTGAACTTACGGAGCTTTTCGATCCTGAACAAGAGTTACCAGATGAGCAAAGGACAATCCACATTTACCCTGATCCTGAAGGAGCAGAAATACTTACAGTAATAGCCATTGTTATATCTGTAATTTCAATAGGACTTTCCTTCCTACTTGCTCCTAAAATAAACACAGACCAAGATACAACATCAGGGTCTAACTGGTCTACACCTGAAAATGTTGTAGGTCAAGGTGGCGCAATGCCTGTCATTCTAGGAGAACGAAGAACGGGCAGCAGGGTTGCATCTTTTGGTATAGATTCAGAAATTTATAGGAGCAGATCTTCATGATAGATAATAAAAAACCTGTGAGGTCTTTAGAGCAAAAAACAACTAATACAGGGTTTGACAAACCATCTCTTTATGGTGGTTCAGGACTAATAACCTACGGAAGTGATAGTAATGCAAACTTTGTAGATGTAGTTTCTGTAGGCCCAATTGAATCTATTGACGAAATGTATATTAATGATGTTAATTTAGATACAGGAGAGTTCCCAAACACAGAGATCTTTGTTCACACAGGAGACAGTGCAACAACAGCGTTTGATGGCAATTTCCCTTACGTGGAGAGAACATATACACTAGGCAAACAAGCAGAGATCGTAGAAGGGGATAAGGGAAAGGTTTCTACCACCACATTTACCCGATCAGTAAGTGGGGTAGGTGTTTCTGGTGTTCGTATTAATTTTAACACATCTCAATTTGTCCACAGAGACAAAGAGAACAGACGCAAGACAGCAGAGGCTGATTTCACTGTGTACCTCCTAGATGAGGAAGGTAATCGTATTAAATCCTCTAAGGTTGCCAATTCTAAATACTATGCCTCTAATCCTACATCAGTGGGTTGTACAATCCTTGCCAGAGAAGAGGATGTGAAGAGAGTCTGGGAATATGAAGTGGAGATGAAGATCCGTGTCAACTTTTATGGAACTACAGTTTCTGGAACATGGTCTGCTTCTACTATTACAGAGCTTTACAAAGAGACGCAATCTTATGAGAATGTAGCTATGGTAAGTGGCAATGTTGTCGCTAGAGACCTCTCAGGAAGTTCTCCAAAGAGGGAGTATTTGGTAAAAGGCTATAAGGTAGATGTTCCTGTATATATAGGAGAGAACAATCTCTTTCTAGGAGAATTCACCAAGGCAGTTTCATATAGCCATGCTTGGAATGCAATGGCCGTACTCGTAGATGAGAAGTGGGGAGCTGGACTACCCATAGACAAGATAAACGTAACCAGTTTTGTAGAGTTTGATAAATACATTTCTGAGATAATGGCTGATGGTAGTAAGAGATACAGCCATAGTCAAGAACTCCTGAAGTCAGATAGCTACTTCAGGATTGCTTCTCAAATTGTTGGCGCTGCAGATGGTAAACTATATGAAGACACAAGTGGAAGGGTTGCTGTCTCAATAGACAGACAAACAGATAAAAGACGAGTCATTACATCTTATGATATTCTTAATGAGAAAGTTAAAAAGACAACCGTCCCAGAGAAAAAGAAAACCAACTATGTAGAGGCAGAGTTTTCTGATAAAACCAATAACTACCAGACAACGATTGTTTCTGTACAAGATGACGGTGCCATTGTTAAGAATGGATTAGTTCAAGAGAAGCTGCAATTAATAACCTGTAGTGACCCTCTAGAAGCAGACAGAACAATCAAAAAGGTACTTGTTAACTCACAAATTGCTGTAGCTTCTTATGCCTTCTCAGTAGGCCACACGCATGAAGATATCCAAATCGGAGAGGTTGTAGAGTTATATGATCGAATTTACTCAAGATCTAACTATTGTGGAAAGACAAGAGAGGGAAGTACCAATACGAGAATAGAGATAGATCCTAGAACACCTATCAATATAGAGGGTATAACTAATCCTAAAATAGTTTTTGACAATAACCGAGAAGAGCCTATTGAGGTTGATATTTCAGAGTGGACAGATTCTTACATCATCCTTTCAACCCCCTTGGAAGAAGCTCCACTCTCCTTCACATCTTTTGGTGTAAAAAGTGGAGACACCTTAGGGTTAAAACCTGTACTTATAAAAGTGCTAGGGATCACCAACAACCAAGGTGTTATTCAAGCAGAGGGTGTTGATTACAATGATTCTATATTTTCTCACATAGAGGAGGGCACAGATCTCTTAGTCCCTGTTACTCGAATACTTCCAGATCTCCAAGAGGACATCCAAGGACTCTCTCTCACAAAGATTACGGCAGGTATCTCTGCAAACTGGGATGATGCAGAAGAAGGTACATATGTTTATTTCTGGAAGAAGTTTACAGGAGATACGGAGAGAGATCCTAATAACACAGGCATCTTAGTTACAAGTGGTCAAACAAGTTTGTCAAACAATACGTTACCGCTACCATTAGAACCTGCCAGATATGAGTTTTCTGTGTATATATTAAACGAGTTGACAGGTGAAAGCAGTTCAACAAAAAGTGTGAGTATTAATCTGGATATAACAGATTCTGCCACATCTTCAATCCCTCAGCCAACAAACTTTGATACAGAGAATGGCCAAGGTACTTATGAAGGGAGCGGATTCACACTAAAATGGGATCAACAAGTTGGAACAGAATCCCCTTATCTAATGGGTTATATCCTCCGTATAACGCAGGGTGGAGACACTTTAGAATATAGACTAACAAGTGACTATAGATCTTATCAAGTAACGTCACAGGCGCTTACAGAAGCATTTGGTGAGAATTATTCTAGAAGTTTCACAGCAAGACTTATTGCATATGATGATACATTAGCATCTGCACCAACTGTTACAAGAATAGTCAACAATGCTGCACCTTTGTCTCCAGAGATAACTGTAAGAGTTACAGGAGATATTTTATTATCTTCTAATAGTGGCATACCCGAAGATGCAATAGGCTCTATTGTTTATGTCTGGGAAAGTTCAGACATAAATTCAGTTAGACCCTCTACAGCATTAGTATTCCGCAGTAACCAAGTTGCGGAAATAGATCTGCCTAATGACACCTTAATATATGATAACAGAGATTATGTGTTTGAGGCAGCTTGGATTGATGGTTTTGGAGAAACAGAAACTAACTATGGAAGAGCCCAAATAGCATTTGGCCCTGATGTACTTATACCTGAGCCAATGACCTTAGTAAGAGCCAATGCCTACTCTATCACAGGTATTCAAGTAGAGTTTGAACACGATGGTGTTTGGCTGGAAAAGATGAAAGTCTATTACAGAAAAACCAGCGAGTCAGGAGAGTTCCTACTAGATGACAGTTACCTTTTTGAAGGGGATGTACGAGTAAGCTATGATGAAGGGACTCAGTCAGGTACTTTTATTATCGAAGGGCTGGACTATAACAGTGAGTATGAAATATACACCACAGTTTCCAATATATCTAGTGCAGATTCAGAGGCATCAGGGACAGTTGTAGGTATTACAATTCCTTACGCTAACGTGGAAGATATTAGAAATGATATTCTTGAGGTTAGGGATGATATTCTTGATGTAAGAGATCAGGTAGATGGTGAATTAAAGCCACAGTTGAACCTTGAGACTTTAAGAAGAGAGGAAAGCGATAGAGAGCTTTTCAATACCACTGCTTCACTTGCTGAGTTCAGAAGAAACAGTAATAGTGAATTCAATACACTCAGAGACGCTACATTTGAAGTGAATCCCGAAACAGGTACAATAGAGCTGAGAGCATATAACTATGCAGATACTCAATTTACCCAAGCGGGTATTTTAATTGATGGTGTAGATGCAAAGGTCAGTATTAATGCTGGAAAGATTATAGATCTGGGTACTTCTGTTCAAGACGCGAATGCAAGTATAGATGTACTTGCAGGTCAGGTAGAAATAAAGGCAAGCTATACAGAGATGACAGAATATGTAAATGGAGCATTGGATGCAATCATTCCTGCATATTCTTTTGGATTCTTCAACAGCTCAGAAGGCTGGTCGGCTGTGAATGGAACTATCACCCAAGGAAATAGCTTTATAAGCACAACTTGGGGCGATATAGAGAATCAAATGCTCAACTATTCAGCAGATGATAATCCTATTATTACCCTCACAACAAAGAGACTATCAGGAAGTGGTTTCACAGGTAACTTAGTTGTAACGTTTGATGGAGGTGCCACAGAGACATACACAGCAGCTTTATCACAAGGGACTGTGGGAGTAACAAATGTTCAGAACTTGAACCTGACAGAAGATGCAACTTACACTGGAACAGTAACAGGTCTGAGAATCATCTTAGGAGAATCTTCTTCTGATGAGTTTGAAGTATCAAGTATAACAATAGGAAAACCCTCTGCTCAACTAGAAGCTCTAGATGGAGTAACCGCACAGGTAAATCAGTTAGGTATAGACGTGGACGCTATTGAAGGTCAACTGACTAGTTTTGTCACTACTGCCTTTTATGATGAGAACTCGGTAACACTTAACAATGTAACTCAAGTACTAGATGGTGAGGAAGCTATAATCTCTTTGAGAGCAACCCAGCAAGAGCTTGATAATGAAGGGACGATCACTAAAGCAAACAGCGCGTCTCTCTGGGTAGATGGAGCAAATGCAACCATACGCTCTAATGTGGTTAGTTTCAATGCAGAAGAGGGTGGAATTGATGATCAGATCGAGGGTCTCATTGGAGGATTGAACACAGTTCAACAGGAACTCAGCACAATAGATGGTGCTAAGATTCGATCTAACTTGGTAAGTATAAACAGACTAGATACAAAATCTAAAGACTTAGAAGAGCTACAGTTTTATACAGAACTGAAGATACTTGATCAGAAGAACAGGGATCTCGAATTAGGAGACTCAGTTGCAATAGTAGATACTCAACTAAAAGCACTCTCTACAGATCAAGGGGCACTCTCTCAAGAGATACTGGAACTAACTGCAGCATCTGGGACCATTGAAGGGCAGGTAACGGCGAACTCTACAAGAATACAACAAGCAGAGACAGACATTGAAGGTAATGCATCAGCACTAGCAGCACTCTCGACTAAGGTAGAGAATGTTGATGGAGATTTGTCACAAGCAGAACTTCTCCTATATTCTGAGACAAACGGATTAGGTGTTGTTTCAAGCAGGGCATATCTCGGTGTTAGTGAGACGGTTGATGGAAAGACTACGGTTACAGGTATCACTGCAGATTCCTCTACAAATGGATTACGATTCCAAGGTGATGTGGTTCAATTTGATGACTCCTCTGGTAATCCTGCCTTGCAATACAGGGCAGATTTGAACAAGTGGGTATTTACGGGTAACGTTGTTGTAGGTGGATATACTGTTGAATCAGAAGATGATATACGTGCTTTAGATGGAGACACTATCTATGAGGTCTATCAATATTCTGTAGACGGAAGTACTGCATGGCATGACGATTACACCACAGGTGATCTTTTCAGACGTACAGCTACTGTTACAAATGGTGTTCTTGGTGCTTGGAGGGATGTATCTCGTATTACAGGAAGAACTCCTGCGATAAGCACTAACCCAGATGGATCGGTAACTATTTCTAATGGTACAGAAGAAGCCACAATATATGATGGTGAAAATGCACCTATCCCTACGATAACAGATAATGGTGATGGTACTTACACTATTAACAACGGTGCTGGTGATGTTGTTACCATAAGTGATGGAGAAACCCCTGTTAAAGGTGTGGATTATTTTGATGGCTTAGATGGTAGTTTTGTAAGTAATATATTTATAACTTCTTCTACAGGTGCTCCTGCTACCCCTACGGGAGGTACATTCGATGGCACAACAGAGACATTCCCTACGGGATGGCAAGACACACCTTATTTTGTAGAAGGTGATATCACTTATATTTCAACAACAAGATATTCTCAGCAAAGTAATGGTAGTTGGATCAAAAGTGGGTGGTCCAATCCTGCTGAATATATTATCAAAGGTGAAGACGGGGCTGATGGGAAAGATGCTTTAGCTAACCTAATAAACCCAGCAGACGAATGGGTGGTTGGCACTAGTGGCTCTCAGGGTGAGTTTATACAGTACGGCTCAGAGTTTAATAATAAAGTTGTTAATATAGAAGGTCCAGAAGGAGTTGTAGAACCTGTTTGGGTGAGTGAAGGTACACAAAGTGCAGCAGCAGGTGGTTGGTCTAAGACTATTTCAGGTGATCCAACAAAATCTTATAGGTTTTCTGTTTGGGCTTATAGAAGGTCAGAATCTGATAGTCGATTATATTTTGGTTGTCAGGGCGCTTTGAACCTAGACTTATCTGCTAATAACAACCCCTACTTTAACAGTGATGTTGGTTTACCAGAGGGGTACAAGTGGTATCTTTTAGTGGGTATTGTCCACGGCAATAATGGGAGTGCTGCACCAAACACTGATACATCAGGCGTTTATGACCCAGAATCAGGAGCTAGGATACAAGGTTTTTCTGAATTTGTAAATGATACTTCTACTCCAACCTTGCTTCATAGGGTTTACCGAAGAGAAGCTGCAAACTACTATGATACGCGTTTTGCTCGTCCTAGAATAGATTTAATAGATGGTAATGAGCCGAGTATTGCAGAATTAATAGGAAGGACCCCTTTAGATGGTCAATCAGGTGCTGGGTTCTACGGTTCAACTTACTCATCAATATCATGGACAACATCAACAGCTAACAGCCGATTCTCTGCGTTAGTAGGTCGTAGTCCTGTTAATCTAGATATATTCACGCAAACTCGTATAGATGGCACAGACTCACAAGCTAGACAGTACAACGGTAACTCATGGGTAAGTGTAGCTTTACAAGTGAATGGGTCTATTGTTGCAAGTGGTACTATTGCTGGCGACAGATTAATAGCTGGTACAGAGATTAATGCCCCTCGCATAGTTGGCGGTGATGTTATAGGTAGTAAGGTTGCCACAGCGGAAGGTACAACCTCACGCACTGAGATTGAAGATGATGGAACATATATGATATGGACAGGAAGTGGCACCAAGACCGATAGCAATGCGACATTCTTTGTAAAAAAAGATGGTACTGGTTTTGTTAGTGGTAGTTTTTTTGCTGGACAAATAATTGAGACTAAATTCAATCAAGGTACTGATAGTGCATCCGTGATTCATAATAGTGCAGGCAACCAAGTTGAGATTACTATTAGTAGTAACGGTAGTGGTACTGTTATAGCCAATAACTCACCATCACCTGTCGGGGCAAGCACGTATACACTACCTTACACGGTAAAAAGAGGCTCGACTACTTTAGAGGCTGGTAATGTAATTGTCACTAGGGTTGTCGAGTATGATGCGCCAGAGGGCGAGTACACAACAAGGGACTATTATAACTTTAGCACAACGGTAGTTGATAATGGTACAGCTAGCGCGGCTTACACGTATAGTGTTGTTATAGGGACTATACCTTTAAGTACGGCAACGGAAAAAACTAGCATAAGAAGTTATGAGGATTTACTTACATCTTAACCAATATTGTGCTATAACAGTATTTCAATAATATATTCAGGAGATTAAAGTATGAAAAATTTATCGTTAGCTGTTATTTTTTCCTCAGCAATACTGACTGGATGCCAATCCACCTTTATAGAAAAAGAGTTTAACAAAGAGGATCAGTGACTAAAGGTTAAAGTTATTAGGACGGAGGCGAGTCAATTTTCAAGAAAAGAAGGCTTTAAAAGGAAAGGTAAAGCAGGGGAAGCTAAATACTATTTAAATGACCCAGAAAATGAGTGTAGGCTAAACATAATGTCTAAAGGTAAAATAAATCTGGATGGTAAATATGCACTAACATTGGGCCATGAACTTATGCACTGCCTTTATGGTGATTATCACAAGTAAACAAATGCACAAGGAAGTGTATACTTTAACTAAACAAAGAGGAGAACAAATTTATGTGGTATACAGCTACATCAGCATCAGTCACAAATGGCTCAGATGTTGTAACAATAACAACTGGAGATGATATTTCCATTGTTCAAGAAAAATCAGGATTGGTCTTTGAGGACTCTAGTCCTGTTGAAGTACTAAAGGCATATATAGATACAGGGAGCAATAAGGTAATACAGCTAGCAAAGCCATGGCCTTACTCGACAAAAACAAACCAACCACTAGTAGCCTACCCTACAGATGCAAGTTTTGCAGAAGCTACAGCAGAGTTAAGACGTGTTATAGATACATTATCAGTTGCTAGCACAGTTGAAGCGCAAGAAGGTGCTGATGACGAAAAGATAATGACACCTTTGAAAACTAAGCAAGCTATTGACTTTAACACAGGCACAGCGGCTAGCAAGAATATTGTAACAAGCACTACAGATACAACAGCAGGAAGGTTGCTTACTGTTGGGTATGGTGGCTGGGGTTCAGAAAATGCAGGGCCAAGCGTAGGCGTTGATTTTGGTGATGTTAGGCTTCCTATGATGGTAATTCCTGTTGAAATTTCAGAATCTACAGGAGATTTGCCAGAAAGTAGCGGCTTTGGCACCCTGCTTCCAATTGCAGGTGTTCAAAATAGCACATCACACCAATGGTACTTTTCTAGATCTTCTTCAGAGTTGAATAAGATACTGTTTAGAACAAAAAGATCAACCGCAACCCCTTATGAAGATTGGGTTGAAATGTACCACAGCGGAAACACTAATTTTAATGAATTTGGTGGTGACGGCGGTGATGATTGGATAGCTCACGGATGGACTAGGAGTTCGGTAAACTGCTACATTGTACTACCTATAAACTCAAAAACATCACCTACAAGTATTACCGTTGAGGGCACTTTTAAGATAATAAGCCGCGCTGGAAACTCTGTTATATCATCTGGTATAAGCGATATTATTATGCGACCACAGTCAAGCAATAAAGCTGTATTCTTGCAGGTAAACCCATTAGACAGTGTTCCTGTTGATGAACCAATTATACTTTCTACAGATAGCTCGGATGCAAAAATAACGGTGAACTTCTAATGCTAAAATTCATAAATGATAACGACTTTTTGCTAGTCGATAAATACAAGCAAAACGATGACGGCTCGGTAGGTTGGTCTTTTAAAGATGGTGATACAACTCATAGCGGCTTTTTACGTGAAGGTATGACGCGTGTTGATGGTGAGGATACTGTTGATATTTGGTCTAAATTTCAGACTCAATTATCAAAAGGTAAAATTACTGTCGAAGGTGATACAGACGAAGAAATTGCATCGCGTGAAATTGAGCTGTTTAAAGCTAGCCGTCAATCACAATTAGATGCAGCAATTGTCACAACATCAACAGGTAAAAACTTCGATGCTAATGAGAAAAGCATTCTACGCTTGCACAACGCTGTGACTTATATTAAAGAGCACAGTGTAGAATCAATCCCTTGGTCAACAGCGGATGTGGGAAGTGGTGTAATGGTTGAATGTACAGCAGCAGAGATAATTGAAGCTCATAAATTAGCTGTTGAGAATATGACAGATATTTGGTCTAAATAATAGGAGTATAGAATGTCTAACAATATCGTATCTAAGTATACAAAGATATATGAAGTAGGTGATATGGATCCAGCAGCTATGACTGTTGACTCTAGTCTTCCAAATATAACAATAACAACACAACCACTGAATGTTTCAGCAGGTGACACAGGACTCATAGAGAGCGATCCTAATGCACTTTTGACTAAAGAGAATGCAGTGGCTAAGGGCTTAATGACAGGCACTGTGAGCTTGGCTGCAAGTCCTCTAGGAACGTTTGAATTCTATGATCTTCCAGATGGAGAGATAGACTTAGCAGGTCCCAGCTTTATCACAACAGATATTTTAATGTCAACACTAAAACCTACATTTAATACTATCACTGGATCTACTCATATAGCAATTACAATTGTGGGGAGATCATAAGGAGATATGTATGGGTACTACTTCTAATTATGGTGTCCCTATAAGTAAAGAATCTATACAAGGGTATGCTCAGGAAATGACTGGGTGGGTTACATATTCAGATACAGATCATGATGTGGATAATCCATTCGTCATCCTTTCTGATGAGAGACTTGTAATACCTGATAATGCTCAAGAAGGGATTAGTTCACAGATCCCTCTCGAAACAGATCCTCTATATAACGGCTTAGATAATAAACTCACTCCTCATGAAAACGGAGATGCTTACTTGTTGAGGATAAGTTTTAAAAGATATACAACCTCTAACACAGGATATGGAGAAATCACACTTGATATAGGTCAAGACGAACCTATTTTAGATATCCCTGTTACATTTCCCAGAGGTATAGGTGTCAATAATGCAAGGACATTTGTTGTTACAGAGTTACTGTTTTCAGGAACAGATTTCGTGACAAATGGTGGTCAATTATATTATGAAAGTGTTAGAGGGAATACATCAATATATGATATCAGATATATGATATCAAGAATACATAAAGCGAGGAAATAATGTATGTAATTCAGAAAAATTATGGAGAGGTTTTACAAAACTATACCAGTTTAAAAAGTTATATACCTTTTGATCAAGAGCCTGTTGTCAAGTCCGTTGCTAGGCTTGATGGGCTTAGTCAGTATTGGGTATTGAGCCGAGGTATAACACTATATGTCGGCGATGTGGTTACTTTTAAGATTTCGTACCTCACATCAATATCTCGCGTCGCTGAAATGATGTTTGGTGATAACGGGGTGAATAGGGCCTCTAGGGTATACATAGACTCAGTTACAGTTGATGACCCTGCGGTTGTAGTAAGAGATAACAAGCTAGAAACTCTTATAGATGGTGTTGACACTACCCAATTTTCTATGGATGGCGGAACACATACTATCGAGTTTTCTGTAGTAAAAGAGTTTTACGTGGATAGTCTGTGCGCCAACGATAACGGGGCACAGTATTTTTTAAGTGGCTCAATCCATGAGTTTGAAGTAGAGAGAGGGGGGATAATTGTAAATAACATACCACTTACAAATAAAGAGCAAGGTGCAAACCAACTTGCAACAGTAGGTGATGTCGATGCGTTCATGCCTAACTACACCGATGATGTATGGGAGAGTGTGTAATGTCAATAGCTAATCAAAAATACGCATTCGTAACGCCTGAATCTTGGCAAGAGTCACTAATATCTAGATGGCCTGACGCGCCTCTGTATGGTGGCTATCGTTTATTGGTTTTTACAAGGAAAGACTTACCAAAGCTTGAAGCAGAATACTCTGATGTTAAGTTCAAGTATCTAGATCCTGATGAAACAATTAGATCAATAAGTGACTTAGAAAAGGGTCCATTTATATGCAGCCTTACCCAAACACAGGAAATAGTTAAGTACTTCAGAGAATTGGAGGAAAATACATAGAATAGGATAACGGGAGGAAAATGCCGACACCTACAGCACAACAGGCTGGTATTTCTTTTGAGGATATAAAGATGATAGTGTGGCTAGTGGGGGTAGTTTTATCTGCCCTTCTAGCTGGATGTTCTGCCGCATGGTGGTTCAATACCCAACTTTCCAAAACTAGGGAAGATTTATATACCAGAATTAATACAGTAAAGGGTGAGTTGGAGGATACTGCACAAATAGTCAGTACCAATGTTACTCATAATAAAGATGACTGTCGTGATACAAAAGAACGTGTCACACTTCTTGAAAGAGATCATCTCCATCAGCAAGAGAAGACTGATAAGATGGATGAGTCATTAAATATAATCAAGAGTGATCTATCTGCAACAAAGGATAGTGTCATTGAATTAGCCCAAAAGTCAAGAGAAGATACTCTTACAATAATGGGAGAGATACGGTCTATGGAAGGACGTAATCAACTACAACTTATGGAGGTAAAGGAGTTCCTAGTTAATGTTGTGAACCAAAATAAGAGAAGAGATGATAACTAAAGAAGAATATGAATCACTAGAACGCTCTCAGACGGTCCACAGGACGTTTAATTCACTACTCAGTGTGTTAGTATTAGTTCTTGGTTATTTCTTCATACAGGCCGAATTAAAGCCCATATATGAAGACTTATCAGGTATAACTGAGCAGCGTATAGAGAAAGAAGAGACTTCACAGATATTCAATGATGAAAGTTTAAGGCTTTGCCAGTACAAAGATTCCTTGGGAAACGCTACAATCGGTGTAGGTCATCTAGTCTTAGAAAGAGATAACTTACCACAATGTATCACATCCCATCAGGCAATTGAGCTTTTGATGAAGGATTACAGATATGCTAAGGAGAATGTTGAAAAGCGTTATCCGTGGGCAGAGGGTGAAGTTAAGTTAATACTTGTTAATATGACCTTCCAGTTAGGAGAAAACAGGTTAGCTAAGTTTCAGCAGACACTTCTTCATCTAAAGAATAAGGAATATCAATTAGCAGCAGGTGAAGTATTAGACTCTGCACTTTACAAACAAACACCTAAGCGTATAGAACGACACGCTGCAAGGATACTGTCATTAAGTAAGACGTAAGGAGGTGTAATGTGTTTAAACCTATCCTGTTAGCCCTTACAGCTCTCCTGATGGTATCTTGTGCCTCTCTTAATCCTTTAGATATTCTCAGCCCAGATAAGCCTAGTTTAGAGGTTAATGCCCAAATCGGCAAGACTAATGAGCAGGAGAAGAACAATATCAAGGTTGAGGAAGGCAAGACTGAGGTCAAGCAGGAAGCTGATTCAATAACAAATGATACTAACTATACAGCAGATAAGATTGAGAATATAACCCAAGGGATGTCTAAACTAGAGTTGTTATTATTTGCACTCTTAGCAGGATGGGCAATACCTACTCCAGCGAAGACATTTGAATTTGTTAAGAGAGTTGTATCGGATACTATAAATATATTAATTGTAACACCAGTCAAAGGGTTTGCAGGTTTTATATTAAAAGTGCTAGGAAGAAAGTAATAATATATGCCCAACCGTAATTGGTTGGGCTATTTTTCGAAAATCACTTCTTAAGGTCTTTCTTGTAGAACAAATGATTGTCAATAGTCACCACAACATTATCTTCACTCGCCCACACAGGACTTACCTTCTTACTGTGATAGAATAAACTACCCTCTGTAATATCCACATAGTGATAATCTTCATCTTTAATCCCCAGCAAGTATACACTAATATGTAAGACCTTCAACCAAGAATCTCTATCATATACTTTATCAGACTTACCATCTTTGTGCCAACTGAATTGCCAAGGTTGATATACAACATCAACTATTCCATCAGGAAACCTTCCTGAATCAGACCTGTTAAGCGTCACAAACCCTACAGATAAGGCACCAGACAGTGACTCTCCACGAGCCTCCCAATATATGTTACAAGCAAGTGCTGTCAAAGGTGTCTGTCTGTCTTTGTAATCGCAATCATGTATGTACTTTGTAGAGTCACCAGCATTACATGTCATAGATAGTCCTAGAAGTAATGCTGCTAGACTGTAATCGATTATCTTCCTTAAGTTGAGCAAACGTACCTCCTTAAAATAAAAGCCCTTAGAACGTGTCTGAGGGCTTCTGTGTATCATCGGTGAACAACATCACCTATTTTTAATTTCAATGCAGCTTCTTTGGTCAGGAACATTTCATCTGTCATACCTGTGATTCGGTAATTATCAGCTTTCTGAACCTTAATCAATCTCCACCACATATCATGTTCTTTAAAAGGCTTAGTAATAATCTCAATCACCTTATAAGCCCGTCTATCCTCAGGAGGTTTGTAAGCTATGGGGTCAACAACTTTACGCTGCTTAGCTGTACGTACATTCTCTGCATTGGCAGGAATTACATAGCCCTTCTTAAAACCTCTTTTACTTGTTACGCCCATCATACTTCTCCAAAATGTCTTTAAACTTCTCGCAAAGAACTCTATGTTTAGAATCAAATAGACAGGAAGTGTTTTCTCCTAGATGAAGAGTATATATCGAAATCAGATCATCTAAAAGATCATCCCATTCTTCTACAGCATCTTCTATAAATCTTTCAACACTTAAGTCAGGAAACCCATCTAAAGTTGTTTCTGCAAGTATTCTCAGTTTTTCATGACTCATAACAAATATCTTTCTTATCAACCTGTTTATATTTTAAAACGAAAACTTCACCACTGTCCATATCAAACGCTGAGGTCAAAGTACCTTCTCCTCCTTCATCTTTCAAACTGGTAATGTATAAACGTCTTCCTACTAAATCTGTTAGTTCAAATGTCTGAACTTTTGATAAACTAAACATAATAATCCTCCTACTTAATAGTTAAATCTGTCTCAGCAACTCGTGACACAATGAATTGCAAATCAGACTTGTTAGCTTGCTTAATAAACTCAGCATATGTAGTCTTGTCTAAAGCTTCGCTGTTGTCAATAAGAATTAATCCTAAATCACCTGCTGACAGCTTAGCAAGTTCGATTGCCAATTTAACACGGCTTGCTGTATTGAGTGTTTCAAATGGTACACCATCTAACGTCAGAATGCTATCTTTAATCTCTAAACCTTCTATAGGAAGATTAGAACACAAGTCTTGCTTATAGTTCTGTAAGCTCTCTAGTGCACCTGTAAAGCCATCAGACTGTTTCTGATACTCTTTCACCTTAGCTTTCCAATCGTTCACCTGACGCTGTGTGTTTGCGTATATGCCTAGTTCTGACAACTCTTTAGACAACTGCTGATTACGTTCTTGTAAATCATCAGCCTTGGCTAGTTCAGCTTCAACAGCAGCCTCAGCTTTCGTGTCACGCTCTGTAGAGAGACTTCGTAAGTCACCCTGTAGGCTAGCCTTGTTTTCTTTTAAATCATCAATCTGTTCGAGGAGCTTTTGAATATCAGCCTCTACAGCTAACACTTCATCCTCTTTAGCAAGTAATCGCTCTGAATACTCTTGACGAACATTACGACCTACTTTACGAGATGCAGATTTAATATTCTCCATAGCTTCATTGTTTTGTGCAATTTCATCTTCAATCTCAGAAGTGCTAGGAATTACCTCGGGCAATGTAGCTTGTAATTGCTCATAAGTTGTCTTGGCTGTTTTAAGATCACGATTGATACCTGTACGCTCAGTGAAGATTTCTTTAGTAGCTTGATCAAGAATCGTCAGTGCATGTTCATCTGTATCCCAAGTTTTACCTGTGTATTCTTCCATTAGCTTATTATCCACAGACATAGGTGTAGCTGCTAGTACAACATCAACTAACTCTTTTGGATTAGCACTCAGAAGTGAGAGAGGGTTAACACTGTTAGGATTAAATAAACCTTTAAGCAGTTTAGCTGGTGATGACAATGTACTATAGCTATCTGTGCCAGCAACCTTACCTTGCAATTTAAGCTTATCACCTTTCTCAGTATACTTACGCTCAAGCTTCATATCACCTAAGTCTAGAGTGACTTGACCTGAATCTTCACCATTGCGTAGTAAGCGGGTGTAATCTGAGATACCTAAGGCAGCTTTTACTGACTCTAGTACACTTGTCTTACCTTGACCATTTGTGCCACTAATTTCAACTACATTACCTGTAGGTGTGATTTCTAGATCCTCAATGCCTAATAAATTACTGATATTGATTTTACTTACTTTTAAATTACCCATTATTGTATCTCCTCTTCAACCAATGCTTCCAACTCTTCAAGTACCAATGACTCTAAAGGTTTTTTCAGATCCTCCAAAGAGTCAGGGTGATAGCCTATTCCAATCATATATCCAGCATTAAACATAGATCCCTCTGTTGATTTAAGAAAATCTGTATACTCTTCTAATGGTATCCCCATGTTATTATCGTCTACCATTTTGTGCATCCCTTCGATGGCTAATTTGATATATTGCTTGATATCTAGCTCTGGTAAGTTCTTCATATCCTAAATCTCCTCTGTTCGTTCATCTAAGGCTTTCTTAGCCAATGTCTTTAATTTACTAATCAACGTCTTCTTCTTAACCGTTGAGATATATTCTATATCAGGTGAGATGTTGATGTCAACCATTGCTTGATTAAATATTTCAACAAATCCATCAATATTATAGAGAGGTTCTAATCGACTCATAACTTGGTCTACATTATAACACTCACCTTTATCTGTCTCAATCATGTAAGGAAGTTTACTTGTAGTAGCCACAGGAGCTTGGAAGGAGCGCTGTACTGGATGTTCGTTACTTACCCTTATACTTTGTACTGGTTGCTGAGAAGCCTCGTCTGAGCTTGCCACAGGAGCTTCTGGTACATTACCTTGCAGAATATCCATCACCTTCTGAGTAGACAGAGGATTACGTCCGCAAATGTTCTTACCCTCTGGTGTATTGAGTAGCCATTCTACTTCGTCATTCTTGAAAAAGGACATCCACTTATTCACAGGCATATCATTTACTCCACAGATGTGAAGCATTAGCTCTCCTTGGCGTTTGATGTTTGGTGTATTCATGTTTAACAATCTCCTTAATTATAATAAACTTTAATTGCTGTACAACCGTGACTTCTGAACATTGTATTGTTCTTCTCACAATCATCTATGCAGACAATGTTACTTGGTTCTACAATCTCAGTCAAGCTTTTTATGAAACCTTCTTTCATATTTACAGGCTCAAGGTGGTTATCAGAATGACGCATAAATATCATATCAAACTTCACTCCCCATTCTTTAAGCTGCTTTTTAAGTATCTCAGCGGCTTTCTGAGAGTATGTACAAGAAGTTAATACCATTACAGCATGATCACCATAGAACTTGTTAGCTACGCTTATATTGCCCCAGAGAGGTGTGTCTGTATCTGATGCATCATTAAACTTTGTCCAAGCTGCATTTGCATTCCCTTCTGAGAAACACTTGATGCGCTCTTCTTCTGTTGGGATAAGGTGCAGACGGTCTTTAGCCTGTCTCACACAGCCATCTATGTCTAGTACCAAAGTCTTCTGATTCAGTATGTTAAGTAATGATTGTGATGATGGTGATTCTACATCATACTCTGTGCCGCTGATTGTGATTAATTTAAACATTGTTATTCTCCTTCTTAAGTCTTAAATATTTGTGTATTTCAAATCCTGTATAATTTGTTTGATGATGTGACCATTCATTTTTGAAAAGGAAAGTTCCTTTATAATAAGTGTCTGCCTCTGGAAAGATCTTATAAATATATGTCCAATATACCGTCTCCACATACTCCTCAAACAACTTATAGATCTCAGCTCCACCAATAATAAATACATCTTCTGTCTCGGCAATCTTGAGAATCTTTTTATAATCATTACATCGTAAGAAGCCTTCACAACCATTTTCATAAGGTTGGCGAGTCATTATAATATTCACCCGATTAGGCAATGGTTTTCCATTTGGTAAACTGGCTGCTGTCTTTGAGCCCATCACAACCACCTTACCATCTGTCACCTTCTTGAAGTGCTTCAAGTCCTCAGGGATGTGCATCAGTAGCTGATTGTTCTGGCCTAATTCTCCATTTAAGCCTGTTGCTAATATCATAGATAATGGCATTATTTATTCTCCTTTTTGATCTTTTCAAATTCTTCACAATACCAATTATAAATGTCATCCAAATTCAAGTAAAGTACCAGATCAGAAGCATCTTCGTCAAGTGTAATTACAACTTTAGCCACGTGTCCTGAAAAGTGTACTTGGGTAATTTCATAGTCAAAAATAAGTGTACGTTTTCTTGATAAAAGTTTCTTGAAAGAGTCTTCACGTTGGAAAACACATTCAATTAGTGTCTTAGTTGTTTTCTGCATTTGCACAAAATCATTAGGTGTAATAGTTGGTTTCATTATTCTTCTCCTTTTAAAGTCTTCTTCAATTCAGACATCATACCTGAATTTGAAATATGTGCAAGTACATTGTTAAACGTTTTCTTAATCTTCACTCCCGACTCTTTATACATCGCAGATACCCACCAGTCTAAATCAGAAATCACTTTGTCTTGCTTTTGAATGATAGACAATTGTGTGTTTAGCGTATTTGAAAGAAGACTAACAAGCATCTCTGGATTTCTAGCTAAGTATGTTTTAGCTGTAATCTTATCTGTGTATACCTCTGGAAGAAGTGGAAGTATTGCTTTTAAATCTACAGTTCCTAATCTTTCTCCGAACAAGTTAGATTTCACAGGATTATCATACCCATTCTCAGAAGAAAGAAGTAGAGACAGTGTAACCTTTTCTCCTGATGTAAGTCGCAAGGCAGAGATACATATGGTACAAAGTTCACCTTCAAGTCTCTTAGAAGACGCTGTGATGCTGATTTTAACAGAGCAGTCACTCCCACTTGTTGATGTAGCCTTAGAGAGGATATTACATCTTTTGTTAAACTCTAAGTTAAAAGTTTCGAGATCATATTTTGATTGATACATAGTTAAATTACTCTTTGTTCGTTGTTGGTGAGGTGATTATGAGGGAAGGTGATGAGGTTGTCAACACCTTATTTGGAATTAATTTATAGGTATTTCCAATCTGGGAAATTTTTAGATTTACACCTATGTGTCACAGTCCCTTTTGAAACTTGGTAATATTTTGGCAACTTCTACCATGTTCTTGAATACTTTACCTTCAATCGAGACACCTACCCAACAGCTCTTGTTCTCCTTCCCCGTATGAGCTCTCCTCAATTTTTCTTTAGTCTCCTCTGAATGAGATTTTCCAAAGAAAGCGTTCCTCTCTCCCTGCCTGCTACTTACATGGCAGTTGAAGCATAAAGAAGATGTTTTCTTCTTATCCTCACCACATTCGCATTTGTCCCATATCAGATTGTAATCTGTAGCAATACCACCTTTCCAGTTAGGGTTATAACTTCCCCTAAAATCAACATTTCTCCAAGGATCCTCTTCTCCCTCTAAACTGTGTAATCTTTTCATAGTGTCTGATATTCTTGTTTTAATCTCCTCTTTGAGTGGGTGGTTTGTAAAATTATCACCACCTACTGCGGATCTCCCTATATTGTAAAGAGTCCCCTCTGTAGCATGGTCTAGTACCATTTGCTCATGCTCTTTGTATAAAGGACCACTATATGTTACTTGTATCTCAAAATCTGCTTCACAACAATTGTTGTAGTCTGCTTGAAGATTCATGTTATGATGGGTATTCATTTTCAGATAGTATTTATGCTCTGACCATCTTTTATCAACATTTGTTGTTGATCCTACATATCCCCTACCTGTTCTTTTGTTAATTATTTTGTAAGTGTAACCTACCATCATGCCACCATCTCAAACAAGATCTTGCCCTGATGCTTATAGTTAGAGATTGTAAAGTAGTCTCTTGCATGATTAGGTAGTAAAAGATCATCAAAGGTTTTAACCCAATCAGAGATTTCTATATTAGCTATTACTTTATCAGGCAATCTAGATAGTTGTTCTCTCACAGCCGCTACATGTGAACCATAGATATGAACATTCACCATATTATGTTTAACCTTCCCAGCTTTAAGACCTGTGATATGAGAGAAAAACTTAAGTAATAAATAACACTGTAGACTATTAAAATTAAGACCACATCCATAATCGACGGAGCGTTGATTACTCTCCAGATGAAGTGTGTCGCCTATAATTGTAAATGTGTGACGATACATACAAGATCTTAGTGCCGCTTTGCTAAACAATTCAGGTTTCCAAAAGTCAATAACAAGTCCACGATCGTCACAGTGGTTATTTAGTTTATTAAATAATTCAGGAAGTTCACTAGGATGAAGACCTGCTCCGTAAACAGCACCTAAATGGTTTTCACCAAGACGATGTGGATTGTTAAGCCAAGCCTCTGTCTCATTGGCATTCCCATACCAAGTCTTAGACCCAATATTATCAAACTGATCTGCCCACTCATATCTTCTTAAATATCCCAGCATCTCAGCCCAAGCACTTACTGGAAAAGATTGCTTGGTGGTTAACAAAGGAGGAGGATTGTTGCCTACATCATAATAAAACGTGTGTTCTGGGATTGTAATGCAAGTTTCTCCTGTTCTTTTGTTTAAAATGGGTGTCCCTTCTTTTAAGATCTTCTCACCAAGATCCAAATACTGCTCTTCATAACTTTTCAAATCACTTCTCCTCTGAAATAAGATAATTGATATAACTTACACATTCCGACACACATCCTCCTTTGGAAGGATCCCCTACTGAATGCTTTAAGTCACCATCATGAAAAATATCACCGTAGAAGTTCTCACTCCCTTGAGACACTTCAATGACATATCCTTTATAAATTATAATATCATCTAACATTTCACTTCTCCTCAATTTTCTTAAATAATTGACACATCATATCATAACTCAAATCAGCTTTCACCGAGAAAGTATCTAAAGCTTCTGACATGATAACTGTAGTGCAAATAAGATTACTCAAATCAACCTTAGCCGTCTTATCTTTAATCCATAATGCACGTTCTCTTACATCTTCAGGAAGTGGTCGTTTAGTTACTTCACACTTCTTACGAGTAAGGGTACGTTTAAATTCTGAGAATGTCAACTCCATGTTTACTTTTAAGTCTACAAGAAGTTGCTTACCAAACTTAGAATACATTTCAGCAAGATATACTTCCTCTAGCTTTTCCTGCAATTCTCTGTGAGCCTGAGCTGCTTTCATGTTCTCTTGGTGCAATGTATCACCTAAAGAAAGATACGGCTTCTGAGCCTCTCTGAGAGCCTCTGTGTTGGACAACAATTTACCTATTCGAGCAATCACAGAACGGTAAGCAAGGTCTGCATCTTCAATGTTGTGACCTAACTGGAAATAGTTATTCTTGAGCATGTTCGCTGTGCTATTGGTCCAAACGCAGTTACTGAGTGAATAACCTTTAGAGTCATCTAGACGCTCAATGGTGGGTCGGTTGTCCCACAGTTGCCCTTTCTTTGGTGCATCATACTCAAACTGCTTATTAGAATAGAAACAGTTTACAGACTCTTTGAGCTTGTAGAATCGGTAATACTCTTCTAATGTGAAGTCGAAACTAATAGCTCGTGGGATACAAGAGGCTTTCTTGTTCTCATACTGATCCACGATATATTTAGGAATATCTGTCATATCATTTAGCTCCTTTCATCTCTTTAGTCCAATCCACAACACATACGTTGTACCATGCATTCTTAAATGATTTGATTGCGTCTTCTTGATCATTGTTGAAGAATGAAGACTCAACACGCTTTGTTCGAAAAGATGCTAATAACATAGGACGAATGATAGGAGCTTTACGAAGAATATCTGTAACAGCTTCATGTCCCATGTCATTTGTCTTGTGACGTAAGATTGCGGCTCTCTCAGCGAAACGTGCTTCCATAATACATAGCTTGTGAATCTTTTCTTTAGTATCCTCTGAGATTGCTAAGGCATGTGTAGATGCTAAAAGTGCTGCTGTCAATATAATTGATTTAATCATTGTTTATTCTCCTAGTTAGTTAATGATTCGATAGTATACACCTTTTGCAGAGATTGCAACACTTTTATTGAATTAATTAAATTATCATAATCCTCAGGAGAATTGATTACATATTCTGAATCTTCCCAAAGGAAGACTACACCCTCTTTATGGATGCACAGAGAGCCGTCAACAGTTTTACAATCATCAATAAGGTGTTGGTATGGCAATTGTGATTCAGACTGTTCTGGTAAGGCTGCGGAACTCTCAGAGGGAGATTCATTTGTAACCTCTTTGAAGAATTTGAATTCATAAGGAGAGATAAGTCCTAGGTCTGAGATATTCTCGTTTATTAGCATACCATTATGATTGATCTCTCCAATGAAGAATTCACAACCTACATCCTCTAGGATTGAACTGTTACAGGCATGGCTACTGAGATAGCCTTCTTTGTCAATAAGTTTAAATGTACGTAGTTGTGAATCGTTGTTAGTTGTGGTCATAGTTGTTCTCCTATCTAGTAGTGACAGTATTTCCTGCCGATATGAGAATATTAATATAAGAAGATTATGGTGTCAATAGTTAATTTGATAATTCACAGGATATTGTGAAAATAGTTGGAAATGGCAGATTATTGGAAAGTTTTCATAGTGGATTGTGAAAAGGCACAGAGGGGGGCTTGCTGTGCCTTGAAGTATTAGTTAAAGAAGTTAAGTATTCTATTCAAGCCCTCAACTGTATTTGTATTGTACACAGGTATATCATTATCCAGTGCAAGCTTCATTGCTGTCCTAGTGCCACCCTTCACCAGTGGATTTTGATTACTTTCAGGAACTCCCCAGAGAACTACAAAATCACTAGGGGAATTAAGATCCTTTCCTAAGATTTGATAAGGATTTCTACCATGCAACAATTTAGCTGCATCAGAACACTTGTCCCAAGCAGGGTGAAGGCTTTCTGCTAGAGCTAATCCATCTTCTCTATTATCAAAGTCCTCAACACAGAGTATGCCATACCTATTCTTGTTCTTACCACTAAAACCCTGCCAAGGTATATATACCTCTTGCAAGTCCTCTACCAAAGTGCGAGGTGATCCAGCCTCTCTTATGAACCTTTTAACACCCTCTTCAAGACAAGCATCTGCGCCTCTGGCTGCACCTGAGCGGCCTTTGAAACCTTTACTGGCAGCTTTGTATGCAAATTCAATAAGAACCTTCTGGGCGCTCACTGGAGTGCTTCTGCTACCTATCATTGTATAGATCATGCTAAGCTCTCCCGTGATTAATATGGAAACCATATAATCTTTCTGCATCTTTCCTCGCGGAAACAGCTTCTTCTATTGTACAAAACTCACCTAAGTGTATGCTCTTATAGTCTACCGTGATAGTTGCTCTGAACTTCTCACCTGATCTGCACACACCTATGTATCCTGTTTTATTATTCTTAGATACTCTTGTGTTTCTATTGTTCTCAGTTGAAGTAGCTATTCTCAGGTTAACTCTTCTATTGTCCAATGGATCACCATTTATATGATCAACTATTTCACCTTCTTTAGGTGAGAGAATCAATCTATGTAACAAAGACATCTTTCCTCCACCTGTCCTGCTTGCAACATATCCCATATTGGTCTTGTGCCAGAAAAATGGAAACACGTATTTGTAATAATCAGTCTTGTCTACTTTGATTTCAAAATAGTTTTCTTCTGAGGAATTAAATATCTTAATAACAAGGTGTTCTCCAGACCCTTCTGAGATTTCTCTTACCTGACATCCGCAGACATTCTTTCCTTGGGAAATATCTGTAGCCTTCAGTTCTAAGAAAGATCCGCAATTCTTACAAACACAGTCATAGTATCTTTTACTTTTATAACTGTAGAGATATTTACCTACAATGACCCTCTCTTGCTCTGTGTTCGCTATGTTTGTATAGCAATAGCAACTTCCTTTATATCTATTCACTTCTGCCGAGATCATAGTCTTTTCTTTCTCTCTTCCGCAAGGACATAATACATTCCAAGCAATTTTGCCTTTCCTGTTTTCTGCCCTACTTATAACCATTAACCCGTTTACTTCTTTCCCTGTTAAGTCTTCACACTGCATACTTCCTCTCCTCTTGAATAAAGGCCCTAGTCATGAAGAGCAGGGTCTTGGAATATTGAACTTATTTCTTATAATACCTACGTTTGAGATAGGCAAGATCTACAAACATAGGATTGAAGCTGCCATTCTTCACATTGTGTTGGACAACAATTCCTCTCCAGTGATGGTTGCCCTGATAGCCTTTATACCCCTCATCATGCTCATAGTATGCACCTGCAATTATTGCCCACTGCTGAGTCCCTGATGCGGGAAGAAATCTTGTTGCCACATCCAGTGTTTGCTTGTGTCCCATGCAGAAACTCTCTCCTACATTTTTAAGCACATTCATAGCCATACCACCATACGGCTTCCCTGACATAGGGTTTGCCATAAAGTGGCAATAACTCACACCGTTAACAACTACAGGCTTCAAGAAGTCGTATACTTCCCACCCCATGTCTTTGTATCTTAAGTTGTCATAGCTAAGAAACCCTTCTAGCTCTGGATTATCATTAACATGACGCATAATCCGTTCTTCGTGATTTCCTAGTGTTATCAGCATCTTAGGCTTATATTGTACTTTGCCCGTTTCCTCTCGCTGCTTATCTTGTAACTCCTTCAAAGGACGTAAAAGACGGTTCATGCCTTCTATAGATGCCTCTATATCCTTTTGTACACGTTTGCCCTCTGCTTTGCCTTTACCTTTGTCATAGGAAGATAGACTAGGCATGTCTGCATGATCACCTATATGGATGATGACTTCTGGACGCTTGTCTATAATATAATCACCTAACCATTCAAGATATGACATATCTATATCAGGTTTACACTGAGTATCTGGTATCATAAGATGAGTGACATCCTCTCCTACCTCTGTGACAGTTTCTATATTGTACACATCCTTTTTAA